TATCCTGATACAAGTCTAACTTCTTATATACAAGAAGACCCAGTATTTATAAAAGAACAACAACTAAGAAACCTCGATAACATTAAACAACAATTATTATATGAATTGGAGATATTAAAAAATGGATAAAATAAAAAATCAATTAGCAGGAGTTGCAGCACTATTAGGTGTTATCGCAGCAATCGGTGGTGGCTTTGTTAAGTACGGAGAAATTGTAACTAAACTAGATGCATTAGAAGGTGCTAGTGGTGGTAAAGATTGGTCAGCAGAGATAGCTGTACTAGAAGAAAAAGTAGCAGCGATAGAATCACACGAACATGAAATGCCAGAACATGGTCATACTAAAATATTAGTAAACGAAAAAGAAATAGAATTATTAAAAGTACAGATAGAAGAAATTAAAGTAAGCACATCAAATCCTTTAGCTAACTAAGAGGTACTAACATGGCTTATTTGAATGCTAACATTCCTATAATTGAATGTTATGTTAGAGGTAATTATCTTAGAGATCAAAGAGACTCACATGATAAGTATTTTGAATGTGTAGTCTTTGGTGTTGCCAGTATACCTGGGCAAGTTCCTTTGTTTCATTTTATGATGGAAGATGGAGGGCTATGGTGGAGAGCACCTATCTCTGCATTCTGTACTAAACCAGATGTAAAAGAATTACCTTTAAATGAATTATGTTTATGGAATTCATTTAGCTATAATATATCAGTAACTAAATTTTATAATCTATCAGGTAATAAAGTACAATACTTTTCAAGACGTAAGATTAAAAGAGAAGGTACTTATTTATTTACATTAGACTGGTGTTCTGGTGATTACAATGAATTAGATTTTGGTTATGCACAAAAACCAGATCAACATAAGTGTGGTCATATAATAGAATTAGATGATGGCAACTATGCAATGCAACCCAACAATAGGCTAAGAGTATTTGACCCCTCATTAGCTGCAGATCCTAGTGAACATTTAATTGATCGTTTAGTTAATACTAAAATATGGTCAGTTGAAAGTACGTCTAAATGGATTACTGCTGAAGATGAATCAGGAAGATATGATTATGATTATAAAACTCTCAATAATAATAATTCATGGGGAATAGTTAAGAAATGATAACCTATGAAAAAAATATTAATATTAATTTTTTTGTTAATAAGTTTAAATGTTATGGCAGCAGATAATTTTCCAAAGTTTTTTTATGATAAAGTAGTTGAAGTACAAAGTACTTATCCAGAAGGATCATTTGAAAGAATGGTAGATCCTTCTTTAGTTACAACTATTGCATCTTTAGAAAGTGATTATGGTGATTTTAAAAATGCACCAACTGCAAAAAAAGCTAATAACTATATGGGAAGACATGCAGGTGATTTAAAAACTGAAGATCACATAATGTCTACAGGTAATCCGCCAGCACCTGTAAAAGTTTATGAAAGTATAGAAGATAATATAATAGATTTTTTTAATTTAATAAATAATAATAAAAGATATATAAATTTAAAAGAGGCTATAATATCTGGTAAGCCTATAGAAAATCAAATTGAATTATTACAAGGAAGTTATAATATTGTTGACACAGAATATGCTAATAAACTTATAAATATATATAACAAAAGAGTTTCAATAATAAACCAAACGGAGAATTTAAATAATATGGTAACTGTAAATAAACAAACTAATAAAATATTAGATAAAAATAAAACAACTAGTACCTTAGATACAGAAGGTACTAAAGTTATGGAATCCCCTAAAGAAAAAAATATAGTAGCACCACCAAATACTATTGATGAAAAATATAAAGCATGGCAAGAAGGCTATGACTTTAATAATAACTTTAAAGAAAGATTAACAGGTGAAATTACTGGTATGATGTTTGGTGATCCAACAGGAGGATTAAAATATCAAGAAGGTACCGATAATGATAGAGCATTTGAAACTAATAGATTAAAAAATTTAAATGTTGATGAATTATATGATGAATTACAATACTGGAATGAAGTTGGTAAAAATACTTGGGATATAGATGAGGAAACTCAAGGTATGCCAGTTAAAGATTGGTTCACAAAAATGTTTGAAAAATTAAATATCGGTAAAGATAAAGGTGAAGAAGGTAAACACGAATTATTAAAAGGTGATAGCTACATTCCACCTAAACCATAATATAAAATAAAAAAGGGGAGCTATTAACTCCCCCCACTAGGCAACACTAAGGCACTCTTTATGGGTGCCTTTTTTTTTGGTGCAACTTCTTCATCGACCAAAACTTAAAATGCTATAGGTCCTTCTCTTGCCATACGTTCTCTCCTTAATGCTCTCTCAGAAGGCTCAATAAGTTTTTCAATATCTTCTAGAGTTGCTTCTGGATTCTTCTTTAAAGTTTGTACTAACCATCTATAAGACATAGGTTGTAATACCTTAGTTGTACCATTCCATTTATAACTTATAGTATTTAATAATACTTTAAATTTTTCAGGTGTTATGTTATGTTGATTTTCTTTTTTAACTAGATGCTTAACCCATTTCAATAAGATTCTCTTTGCTTTATACCGAATCTTTCTCATTTGTTTTGGATTCATTATATAGTTTGAATCATCTTTTTAATATCATCTTCTAACTTCTTACCAACACTATTAGCATGATTAATAATAGCAGCACATAGATTAGCTTGGTATTTAAAATCTTTTAAAGCTTCTCTAATTTTACCTACAGGTTTTCCACCGTAATCTATTACAATAGAGTTCTCTTTATTTAATCCAATTTTTAATTCAAATAATAGTCCTGTATGTTTTGATATATTATTTTTTTCCATCAGAGACTCCATCGGTTTGTTTCTTTACAAAATCTGCACCTATACTAGGATCTAATTGATTTAGTGTAGCAAGCATATTCATTAGTTTAACAACTTCACCATATGGTCTGCTCATTAAGTACTTCATAATGTCTGTAAGTTGTACAGAATTTATCAAGTATGTTCTTGGGTTTGTCTGTATTGTTTTATCTTTATTATTAGCCATCTTTCCTCCTGTATTATTGACCTTTAAATTGATAGTATTTATCCTCTATTAAATCTTCATCAGATAAATATGGATTACTTCCATTGTTATCATAGATTTCTTTTAAATCTCTGATAGTTTGATTGAGAGTTCTGCCTTGTTGTAAACATCCACAGACTAAATCTTCTACTTCTATTATCGCTTGTTTAACTTGTCCCATTACTGACCTCCTTTATTAATCTATTTAAATACCAATTAGCTTTTTGTAAATCTTCTAATGGTTCTCCTTTAAATTTATATCTTGAAACATATTTCAAAACATTTCCTTTAAGGTACCCATGATACTCATCATTAGTCATACAATCACGTATAACTTCTATAGTTTCTTTCTTACCATATTTATAATGAGCAGGTGAATTAACATTATCGTCTGCCATATTCCCTCCTAATTGCTTTAATATCTACAGTTTCTAAATTATAATGACCACCTTTAACTTCTCTTTTAACTATCAAACCACTCCACCACATATGCTGAGTATCTCTAGCAAAATGTTCTGTGTGATTTAAATAACAACCAGCAGATAAAGCATGTAACTTCTTACCACTAGGTAATGTTGATACAGCATAATCTAATAAATGACTATGACCTACTGTTGCAGAAACTTTATGTTTATTTAATATACTTCTTGCAATATTGTCACCAGATATAGCTGATCCCATAATACCAGATGGTAAGTGATGTGAATAATGTACACCATCAATTACTTTTATGGCTTTATAAGGTACTTCTCTCCAACCATACTTCTTATAATGGAGATCTTTTATACTTATAGATCCATCTAGTTCTGGGTTTTCATCTACAAACCTATCAATTCTATCTTCATGATTGCCAAGAATCATAGTCTTAATTGGTTTATGATTGCCCAAACCTTTATTAAATAAAGATAAAGCATGATGTGAATGCTCCATATCTTTTTGGTATCTTCTACCTTCAAAGGATTTCTTACCTCTATCATATGTAGATAGAGAATCCATACTACAAAAGTCACCCATGCATATAACATGTGTAGCTTTTATATCTGCAGCCATTCTCCCTGCCCACAGAAATCTATCATTGCTTGCTTTGGGTGTGCAATGAGGGTCACCCATAACTAAATGTGTTGCCATTAGTTTAACTCCTTTTCTCTTTTCTTTTTTAAGTATTCAATAAAGTCTATAACATTATCTTCATCATCAAATTCAGCTGTAGAATTTATAGGCATACCTTTGTTGTTTTTTTTGTCATCAGCAAATCCTCTTAAGCCATATAAAAAAGTTGTATGGGGATCTGATGTTGCCATTTTAATCATTCCTCGTGCTATCGTACTACACAATTCATATTGTTCAGTAGACATTTTGGCTTTACTATCCATTACTATACCACAGGTAAAGCCTTTTTCCCATGGAGTGACTAAAACTTTTAATGAGTTTAACATATCAAATTTTTTATCCTTTGTCATTTATACCAATACCTTTTAAAATTTTCATTATTATATTCTACAATTTTATGTTCAAATCCTCTCTTCATACTTTTCTTACCAAAACTATCTGCTTCTTTTTCATTATCAAATAATATATTTGTAAACATCTTATACTCTTTATCTTTTTTCTTTTTAAATATTACAAAAAATAATATCATTGGTATTGATGGAGAATAGACCCCTCAAAACTACTCCCCATCATTCGCTAAAGTATTATCCTGTTTAGGATTATTCACTTCAGTATACCAAACCCATTTAGGGTTTTTACCTTGCGATTGTTGCTGTGGCAACAACTGCAATTTGCTTCCCCAACAAGGAAGTTTGTATGGGCAAAAAGAACATACAAAGCCCAAAACTTTATTACCTGTTTTCTTTGTTCTAAATGTTTCTTCAATATCTGAATAACATCTTTTAAAAGGTTTCTTATCAGTAATACTTTTTAAATTATCTTCAGCATTTTTAATTGCTGTAGTTTTATATTCATCATCTGCTAATGGTGCTTCACAAGTTAACCATTCTCCTGTAGATTTATTAATTACAATCCACCCACCAAATGGTACTTTTTCACTTTCACTATACAAATATCCTTGTGACGCATAACCAAATGCATCATCCTTTACAACTTCTTCAAAGCCCCCTGCTGGTCCAAATTTCTTTTCAAAGGAATAAGGTGACGCACTCTTAACATCCCAAATTTTCTTATCAATCTTAACATCATACCTTCCTTCAAGTGTTGACCCATTAAAGTTATACTTAACACTTTTCTGCTCATCTTCTATATTTACTCCTGCTGATTTCATTACGAATATTGCTAATGCTTCAATCAAATCTCCAAATGTATTTCTCATTTTAGCATTATATGGTTGACCTTCACCCTTAATATTCTTTGCTTCCATCTGTAACTGGCACAAAGGTCTACCAATATTAGACATTCTAGGTTGAAATCCAGACTTACGTTCTTCTGTAAACTGTTTGCGTAAGGCACTTTTACATGCCTCACCAAACTCTTCAACAAGTTTATCAGAAATTTTAACAGGTTCTTTTGAAACCTGGTCTAAGTACATCTGAACTTTACTGATTATATCAGTCATTAGTTTGATAATACTTCAACTGGATCTTCAACTTGTTTAACTACCTTTGCTGACTCACCATCAGAAGATGTAGGTTGACCTTTCTTGGCAGCTTTATAAAGATCAACAACTTCAGCATTCTCTGTATTAATTATATCTTGAAATACAGTTAATGTTTCCATATCTTCTTTTGACATTTGCAAGTTAGCATCAGCATTAACAGAAATTTCTGGAATGTAAAATACATTACCACCTTTTTTCTGTCTCTTTGAATCAATTGAAAACGTAGTAGTAAACATAAGTTTCTTACGTTTATTAACTTGATCCAATGCAGAACCTACAGGAGCAAAAGCTGTACCTGTAACTCTCCAAAGAACAGGTAGATTAGCTACTTCATGGTCTTCACCATTAGCTTTTGTACCTTTAAAAGATAAGATACCATATAATAATCTATAACATCTTATAGTTCTTTGTTCTGCTAATTGTTCTGGTGTAAGAGATGATCTTTCCTTAAATGGAATTTTTCCACATCTAGTACCACCTAATATATCAATCGCTTCCTCTTTCCAATTCTTAAAAATTATAGAACGATTTACATATTCTCCTTTTTCAGGATCGTAATGCATATATTGCATTGCACTGATAAAAGGTCTGAAGGTAACAGGTTTGCCAAAAACATTTTGACCTACACTTGAATCATAAGTGAACAAGTGTCCTACTGGTAATTGATTACCATCGTCATCTTCAGGTGAACGATTGATTCCAAGTCTTGGTATACTTATACCACTACTAGAACCATCGTCCTGTCCGATAGCTTGTTTAATCTGCTCATCAGACATGTTATTTATATTTGCTATTTCATTATCCATATAGCCTCCTTAATTGTTGGATACTGTATATCATACTTTTAGTCATTTGTCAAGTGTTATTTTTATAATCCTCTAATAAAAAATCCTAATAAAACCCAACCTATTATACCATATAATATTATTTCTACAATCAACATACTTTAGTCTCCCCATCAGTAATCTCATATGGGAGATTTTCCATACGAGCAAACCACATTAAATAACTCTGCAGTTCTTCGTCTTCGTTTATGTATAACTTTGAAGGTGTTCCTTCGCAGTCTTGCTTTAATGATTGGAGTTTATCATAAGCTTCTTCTTGCTCATCACTACCCCAATCATCTACCTCTTTATCTAGTATAGGTACGTCTTCCATTAGTCCTCCTTATATGGCTCAAAGGTAACTTCTACTTTAACATTTTTACCTGAA